AAAGCATTCTTTAGCTTTGTATAATATATCACCTACTGTGCTTTTAAATTCCTCGTCTTTATACAGCTCATCATTACTATGCCAGCCTCCAATATTAGATCTCGGCATGCCTTTTTCATCTTTGGCTTTTATTTCGTATAGTCGATCTATCAGATGACCATGACCTTTTATTTCTGTCATCATGACAGGTGTAATAAATAGTGATTGTAAATTCATAATATTCCTTTCTAAAGTTGACCTTTTGTAACCTCCATATCAGCTACAGTTATGTGAACTTGATTAGCTGCGTTAGCTTGTACTTTTAATACGTCAGATTCTTGTAAGACAATTGTGCCCCCAGTTATACCGTCATGTTGATTTAATAAATCCACTGTTGCTCCAGCAGCTATGCTTTTTTGATGAAATTGTTTAAATGTTGCGGAACTTCTAACTGTTTGCACATCTAAAAGTGTAGCGCTACCAGAATCATTACACACTATAAAAGATTTTATTATTATAGTAGTTGGTGGAACAGGTGGAGTCGCACCTGGATCAGCTGTAGGCACAGTTATCAAAGTTGTTAGGTCTGTCGTAGTGACATCCAACATAGGTCCTCTAAATGTATTAGCCAAGGAAAAATGTCTCCGATTCTGTTTCTTCTTTTAAATCTTGTTGAAAGTTTGTGTTAAGTAAAAAAACTATTTGTTCTAATAATCTTATCATTTGGTCAAACTGACTAGCATCATATTCTGGTGTCGCATTTGGTAATCTAGTTATATTTATTTTAGCCATTATCTTCTTCCGTCTGGTCTTATCTCTAATTTTTGTGAACCAAGTCTCCAAGGTGTATCATCTACTGTGTTAGTTGTATACCGTATTTTTACTGCTCTACCTCTACCTCTTACACTTATTTTCTCAGTGGTGCTAGTTATAGACCCACTCGTCTGCACGTTTGATGACGATTGAGGATATTGCTCTAATGTCAACCTTGCGGTCATGGTGTTTGAGAGATTATCAAAATCTGGAACTAATTTGCTTATAGACATTAATTGATCTCCGTCAGCTATCTCTACAGATCCAGTCTCTAAAAATGCAGTTATGGCTGTGCCATCTGCTTGATTATTACCAGTCTCATGCTCAAATATAGAAGATGCCCCAGCAGTCAAACCTAATATGCTGGTAGCGTTAGCAGTCGCAGATGCACTATATTCTGTAGCTATTGGTTTTTCATAAACATAAGCACCTAGCCAAGTAGTTCTAGCTAAATTTATTGTATACCAAGTACCCTCTAAATAATTATAAGCAACAGCCCTGTCTATTTGTGTAGCATTTGATGAAGGATAGTACCAAATTATTTCATTAAAAGCTGTATTTAGACCTACAGCAATATCATTTTTATTTGTGTAACTAATATCATCAAATACATAATCTTGCACAGTGCAAGGCATTTTTTTAACGACACCATCAAAAAGATAAAAGGCATTATCCGACATCCAATAAGCAACACCATTAACCTCTATAGCTGCATGCTGTGCTATTAAACCAGCGTTTGCACCAAGTTGTCTAAGACCAAACGTAAAAGGTGTACCGACAAATTGTATACCGTGTAATGAGGTGTCTGTCCAAACTAGTATTTGACCAGTTGATTTTATGGCACCCACTATTCTAGATCCATCTGTTATTCTTAAAGAACCAGCCTCGTTTGTAGCAACAGGGGTGTAGTCAGTTGCATCTTCTCTATCAGAAAACCTAAATAAAAGATCGTCTTGTGTAGCTGTATCACCAATCGTTGTTTCTGTGCCAAAAATAAGTAAGTGCCTTGTGTCTGTTGATACTAAACTAAATCTTGATGCCGTAGGTGCATTTGATAATGCAGTTGCTCTTGTTCCAAAACTAGATGAGGTGTCCCATATAAATGTACCACCATTTAAAACTGTTGCAATTAAGTCCTCACCAAAATTATCAAGTGACCAGTTTCTACCCTCTATAACAACATTAGATGAAGATCTTGGTTCATCCCAAGTGCTTGCTCCCCAAGTTTCCGTGCCCCAACCATAACCATACGTTGAAAATGTTGGTCCTGGATTTATTTGATATTTAGCAGTTACTGAGCCCCCACCAGCAGCCGTAGTGCCAGAGGCATTAGTGCCCGCATTTATTGTAAAAGTGTTGCCCGTAGGCACTGTAAGTATTTCAAATTCAGCGTTAAAATCTATACCATCAACCACGTTTGTGGCAGAGCCGTTGTCAAATGTTACAAAAGCACCGACTTCAGCGTTGTGGCCAGCGTCTGTTACAGTCACAGTTGCAGAACCACTTGATGTTGCAAACGGATTAGTTAAAGCTTGTGTTTCTCTAAGTGGTGTAATGTCATAAACCTTACCCTCGGAAAAAATGTATAGTTTTCTATCTGTGCCTAAAGCCAAATATCTTGTTCCGTCCAACCCTATCCACGAGTGTGTGTCTCTTACCACGCCAACTACAGTCACATTAGGATTTGGAAGATTGACCCAACCACCCCATCTTTCTGGTTTGCCATAGTGAAATCTTACAAAGTCAGAGTCCACATATTTACGTTTATCACCAGCAGAATAGGCAGTATCTTGCTTGTCTACGCCAGGTTGGAATTTTAAATCAACTAATTGCATGATTTAAGATTTTAACTTATTTTTCTGGTTGAAACCAGACAATTATTGAAAATCTAGGCAAATTGCCTTCAGCCGTATATAATAAAGGTGAGTGAAAACACTCAGCAGCGTTAAAAATCAACGCACGATTAGGAAAAAATCCAACAGCTGTATTTAACTCAAAAGCATCATCTTTAATTTTTTCATAAAATCCAGTGCCCGCATTTAGTTTTGAATCACCGTCCAAATAAATTATCAAATGTTTTTCTTTAGGATACATTAATTTATCGGTGTGAGGCGTTGCTTTTTTAGTATTTACACAAGTAAAAGCTGCAAGGTGCAAATTTTTAATTTTTGTTTTAAAATGTTTAATAATAGATTTTTCTAAATCTTTAATTAAATTGTCATCCTTATATATTGGGTTGGACAAAAAAACATGACTTTCATAATCAGCTGATCTTTGCACGATGTTTTGACTACTGTAATCTAAAGTAACGCTATATTGTTTAAGTTTTAAAAATAATTCTTCTGGTAAAAAGTTGTCTTGCACTTGTAATTCTAAATTCATTTTTTTGTTCCTTTAAATTGAGTTCCAACATTACCTCTAAATGCATAATTTCCGTAGTGTGTCATGCCACTCATTATGTCTGCGTATATTTTACCTCCCATGTTTTGCCATAAACGGCAGAAAGCATAATCTTCTGAAAGATATCTTTTTGTTTGTGGCTCTATCATAGTGTCAAAAAAAGTATAATTCCAATCAGATGTTTTGTGGTAATCAAATTCTTTGTCGTGGGATTGATTAATATGCTGATCAGGCACAAACTTTAGTTCTGGATATACCTCTGCCATTCTTACAAACACATCTCTTTTAATTAACATAAAACCAGTTGGACCATCCATAACCTCTATAAATCCTTTTTGCATTTCTATTCTATCAGGATTTTTTACATTTAAATTATATTGTAATGATGCTGCAAGTAACTCGTCCTCAGACATATTAGGGTTTTCTTTCAGTCTTTTTTTTACCTTTATCCAATCTATTGTTTTTCTAGGATAAATACCTGTTACAACATCTTTATCATACTCTAACATTCTAATGACAGCTTCTGGATTAAAAGCTAAATCAGAGTCAATAAATAAAAGATGAGTATAATCACCGTCCATAAACAATTGCACTATAGTATTTCTAGCTCTGGTTATTAATGATTCATTACCTATTGTCCCAAACTGTAATTCTATTTTTTTACTAGCAGCGAGAGCTACAAATTGCATGCAACTTTTGAAATAGTCTGCTGTAATCATGCCACCGTAACAAGGTGTTCCTATAAATAGTTTATGCATCTTCTTTGTAAAAAATATTGAGTGTATATCTTGATGAACTTTCACCAAAACTTTGTAAATCAGAATGTAATATTTTTGCGCCATTAAAAAACAAGGCTCTGTTTTCAATAAAACCAATGTGTGAAGATAGATTACCATTTGTTAAAAAACCAGTTCCGTTGTTAAATAAGGGCTCACCTTTAACAAACAATAAAAAATTAGCTACATTACCCTCGGAGTTGTCTGTATGAAATAAAGGTTCTTTTGAATTATTTCTCATGTGAGCGCTAACATTCATAGGCACTAGATTTCTGTGTGGAAAAAAATATTCTTTTATTAATTTTAACAATGGATCATTGTAAAAACTTTTTGGAAAAGAGTGTCTATTTCCATAATACAATCCTGTAGGAGTTTTTACAGGGGTGTAATCTAAATTTACAAAGTTTTCTTGTAATGATTCTAGAGTTTCTTTTGATAAAAAATTATCAACATACATCACAAATTCTGTGTTTTTATCGTGTTTCATTATTTACCTACCTTAAAATTAAAAGCTAATGAAAATCTTTCTTGTTTGGACTCTAATACTCTATGAAAGGTACTTGAATCAAAAAGAAGAAGATCACATTTTTTTGGCTCAACTTGTGTTCTTAAATCATCTGGAAATATAGCAAACTCTATAGCTGAATTGTCATCTGTTAGATACAGCACGCCAGAGCCATCATCTTCCGTGTGTCTATGAAATTCTTGATAACCGTTTTTGTCTAAAATATTTAACCATGAATCATGAATCATAAAAGGTGTTTCATTATTAAATGTTTGCATTAACAAATTTTTTATCGCATTTTCTATATGTTCTCTTACATACTTAAATTCTGTTAAATGATACAATATATTTTTACATAAATTTTTTGAAGTAAGTATATTACAATTCCAAGTTCGTGATTTAAAATTTTCTTTGTTATCTTTGGTGTAATTTAAAATAGTATCTACAACATGTTCATTTATTTTTGTTTTAAAAAAACTTGTTTTTTTTAAAATAACTTCTTCTATCTTATCTTGTTGCATATTCTACCTTCAAATATTCTATCTTTCTAACCCAACCTCTAGGTATAGCTATTGCACCGCCACCATGATTATCATCCTTATCTATACACCAAGATCTCATAATTACAATTTTATCATCATTGTTTACAACCATGTAGCCAACTTCTTGACACACTGCCAAAGGCGCCTCAACAATTTCTTTTATTGGTAGCCAACCTGTTTCTGTGTCCCTAGCGTCAAGCCAAGTGATTCGAACCATCGGTGCTTTATTTATGTTCATCCGTGGTTAAAGTTGCATCTTTCGGAACTAAACGTAAGTTAAAAGAAACAGATCTTCTTTCTTCATTTGGTGTTCTAAAAGGATAAACCATATGTGTAAGCCAAGATGGAAATAAAAATATATCACCGACCTCTGGTTGATGTTGTAATTTGTGTCCACTAAAAGTTTTTGGATCACCGCACATAAAAAGTATATCACCAACACTTGGATAGTGATCCTCTGCTTTTCTTTCTTTATCAATGCTTTTCGGCATCTTTGTATAAAAAACGCCAGATAAATCACCATCGTGCATGTGTGCAGGATTAAAATCTCCAGCCCATTGGCTCACGGCCCACATGGATTCAATAACCATTTTATCTATCTTTTCTGGTGCTAGTGTTTCATTAGCTGGTGGTATGGATAAATAAGATTTTACCATCTCACCTATTAAAAAAACTAATTGTTGACCGTCACCATCTATCCACTCAGGCGGCAAACGAACTTCTTGTTTAACATTACCAGCTAGGTTTGGAGACCAATCCCATTGTTTAGCTAATTTAGGATCACCAAGTATCTCATCACATTTTTTGTTTACTATTTCTAATATGAAATCAGGTACTTTACCCTTTACTACAGTGGGGCCAAATGGTCTAATAGCATCAAATTTGAGTTTTATTTCTTTCTGCATTCGGATCTCCTCCATTTATCTATTGTCATATAGCAATAATTTGCCTATAAATATAGAAATAAATTGGTAATTTCTTCAAGTCCATCCAAGCTTGCTTTCCAACAAACATAAAGTTGCTAACTAAAAGGATTATGCATGATTGATGAACAATTTTTACAGACTATTCCTCAATACGGTATTGGTGGTTTTGTCGGTAAAGTATTTAAAAAAGTAAAAGATACTGTAAAAAAAGTAGCTCCCATCGTAGGTGGTGGTATCGGCTTTTTAATTGGTGGATCCGCAGGCGCTGGTATTGGCGCTGGTATCGGTGGATTAATTGCAGGACAAAAGCCAGGAGAGGCTTTGGGAACTGCAGCACTTGGTTATGGTATTGGTTCACTAGCGGGTAGTTTTGCTCCTATTGGTCGTTATGCAGGAAGAGGTATACCAGGAACAAACATAGGTGGTTTATTAGGTGGAGCAGAAGATAGATTATTAACAACTGCTACTGACGATCCAGCAAATATTTTACAAAGATTAATCGGTGGTGGTGGAACACCAAAAGTATCACCTTCTGAACAAAAAATAATAAACATTCAAAGCGCAATAGATGCTGGAGAGATAGATTCAAAATTAGGTAATGAATTAGTACAATTAGAAAAATTAAAAATTTTAACAGGTCAAAATAAAACACCAATACTTGGAGGTAATTTAGGTAATGTATTGACGGCAGGAGCCGCTATATCACCTATAGCAACTTACCTAGCTGCACAAGCTGAACAAGAGGGATTTGTTCCAGAAGATCCTAATGCACTAAATCCATTTTATTATAGTAATCCTGAAGAATTTCAAATTGCAAACCTTGGGACAAACCCTTACTACTATGACACTTTACAAGATGATTTTGGTGTTCCTCGAGAAGATTTACCAACTGATTTTGTTAGAGCAGCTGAAGGCGGTATTATGAGATTAGCAAATGGTGGTACTCAAGAGTTCCCAAGAAAAACAGGTGAGATTAATGGGCCAGGCACTGGCACGTCTGATGACATACCAGCCATGTTAAGTGATGGTGAATTTGTATTTACTGCAAAGGCTGTTCGTAATGCAGGTGGCGGTAGTAGAAGAGAAGGTGCTAAGAGAATGTATCAAATGATGAAAAATTTAGAAAAAG